GTCCAATAGCGGTGTTGAGCCCATGAGAATCTTCTGTAGCAAGAGCATTATACCCAATAGCAACGTTGTAACTGGAGGCAGCCATATCATGGCCCGCATCATAACCAATCAAAATGTTATTGATTCCTGTGGTCACTCCCTCGCCAGCTTCATATCCGACGGCAACGTTATAGGCATCTGCTCCTGCGTCCTGCGACTTCAACGCTTGGTAACCGACGGCAACGTTTCGCCCATGGCCATCCTCGGTATAAAGTGCTTGGTAACCGACGGCAACGTTACTGCTACCTGTTGTAAGTGTGTATCCGGCAAGCCCTCCCACAAGAGTATTAATTGTTCCTGTAGTCATGTCTACACCAGCCCTATATCCAACCGCTGTGTTGTATCCGCTTGCTCCAGCGTCCAGAACTTCTAGGGCCTCGAATCCAACAGCAACGTTTAAACCGTGGGCATCTTCGGTTTTCAGTGCATTATGTCCAATAGCAACGTTATTGCCACCTGTTGTGAGCGCCTGACCTGCGTTATATCCAATAGCAACGTTACTGTCACCTGTACTAATATTCTCGCCTGCATTGTCGCCAAGCAATACGCTGTAGTTCCCTCCTGACGCAATGCTTACACCGGCATCTACACCAAGAGCAAGATTACCAGTCCCCGCTGTAACGGTTTGCAGTTCCCCATAAAGCTTTACCGTATCCTCAGATTCGTCCCAATGCAGATAATGTCCTGCTGTGGCACCAAAGAATTTAACGTCGTATCCAGTATCATCAACACCTACTGTGACAGTGTTATCAATTTGAACAGCGCCATCAATGTCTACCGCATCTAAGTTTGTAATACCATCAATGTCAGCATCACCAGAGATGTCTAAGGTTGCCGCATCAAGCTCACCTGTAAGTGTAACGTTTCTAAATGATGATACGTCTTTATTGGCATCTGCGGTCACTGTCTTTGAGGCAACTACAGTCCCTACAGCCGCCCCAGTGTCGTTGTAATTCAATTCTGTTATGGTGGATGTTACGCCGACAGGTTGACCAGAGGCTCTACTGTAACTAACACATCTCCAGTCTCCAGATGCGTATTCGTATAATACTGCTATGTCACCGGCGGCTGTGGTAATGTTAGCTCCACCTGGAAGTACCATGTCAGATGCATGGTGTGTAAGTTGTAAAGCGCCATCAAAGTGAAGTACTACACGAGTGCCTATACCTTTAGTTGCAATTGTATTAACAGTTGTAGTACCTGTAATATCGAAATAGGTGCCGTCTCCGAGGGTCATAGCATTAGCAGAAGCTACATCGTCGCCTTTCTTAAAGGTAACTTCTTTTTGAAAAGTTACTTCCTCTGAAAAAATCCAGTCTGCTGTGACTGTCTCTGCTGTTCCTAACTCCGCTTTGCTAGCGATGGCAGTGGAAATAAGTGCTAGTTCTGCATCCATATCAGAACCTAAAATTTTCTTTTCTGGATTAGAATCAGCTAATAGATCCTTAGCAGAAAAATCAGTTACTTGTGTATAATCACCCATTATCTGTTTACCCTTCCGTGCTTAGCTATAATATCTAGCTTTTGGATCGAAAACGGTTCCCCATTTATTGGTACCGTCATACCAAAACTTACATTTCTACCTGTTCTAGTTGCGTTGACACTTAGGTCTCTAATAACTGTATCAGAAGCTCCCCATTTAGAAGTTCCCCATAAACCACTTCCCCATACTGCCAAACTAGAAGCTGGTATAGCAACAACAGCACTATCAGAACTATCCTCGAAATCCACGCGCCATTTAAAATTTACTTGTGAACTCGCACCACCTACAAAAATACCTTGTATTTTCTTTAGAACTTTATATTGTGTAGTACCTAGATTATCCCAATTAGCTTCAAAATCTAATGTATAACTTCCTCCAGCATCTTGATAGTCTCGATATTCTCCTATAGTTCCTTCACCTCCGAAATAAAGTTTTTCATCTATGGGACTATAATAAGCAGAGTTTATAATAATATTATCCCACCGTGTAACTCTTGCTGATTGATCTGGTAATATAAACTTAGTATCAAATACCCAAGTCTCATCAATACTCCCTGGAACAATGAGGATATAGAATCCTTCTACTGGATTATGAGCGGATTTAATTTTCCCTTTGTCTGTCACAGTATCTATAGAAATTTTTAAATCAGATCTAATATTTCTAGATAGGTCTCTTAAGGGTTGGCTTTTTAATTCTATACTTCTTATTAAAGACCTAACACCAGTATCATCTAAAAATATTAAATCATCTCCAACAGATTGTATAGAATCTCTAGCAATACAACCTATTCCATCTATAACATCTGATATAGCAGGGGAAGTACTTGGACTGTGCATTCCATCCCATATAAGAATAGAATGTCTGCCAAACACTACTAATTTATTATTGAATTCTTCTAATGCTACAATAAAATCAGTACCATTAGGCCAATAAGTCTTTGTATCTATAGTGCCTCCACCGGTTGCCCAATGGGTTTCATCTAAAGACGCACAATATTTTATATCAGTTTTATTTGCATCTGCTACAAATAATCTACCGTAAACAGAACAAGCCGCGTTGCCTGTTGGAACTGATCCAGATGCCGCCGAGATATCTGCAAAATTCCCTGTTCCTGTCCACACTATAGGAGCCTCTCCCTGTTGTACTCCCACAACTTTACTGTTGAAGTTAACAAACTTCCAATTATTGCCTACTGATGCAACACCCCCTGTTATATCAGTAAGAGAAGAGGTACCATGATATATTTTTTTGGCTGATGACACTGTAGCCGTGGATATAATAAATGATGTATCTTTATCTTTCTCGTATTCAAATAATTGTTCTATATCTGGCGTACCACTAAGTGCAGAAGTTGTAAGAGTTTTGTATCCTTTTCTTGCAGATAATCTTCCTATAATATCAAATACAATATTATTAGCTACTAAAGCGCTATTTGAACCTCCGATCAAATCTCCAGCGTCTCTAGGATTCTGCGTAAATAATCCTCTTTCACCGGGAGAATCTATGGACGTTACTATTAAAGGTCTTGCCATTATGTAGGTATCCAGTCGAGTTCTTGTTCTACAAAAGCACTATCCCATGCGATTGCATTATGTAACGCATCTCTATATGTCCTGTCTGCTTCTTGGAACAGTTGTCCTCCATCTTCACCACGTTCAGATACTGCTTTTGACCAGGCTCCAAGTACTACCGGATCTGCTGGTACTGATAATGTAGTAGAGTCTGAGGATAGATCGGCTTGAGGTACTACACAGTAGAATTCTAAAGAATCTGTAGAACTAGGTTTAGGAAAAACTTCTATTTTTATTTTTAATGTTGATGGATTAAATCCCATAACTTTATACCACAATGGACTATCACTGCTAGAAGTACCTAAATTTGTACGTCTTTGGAAGCTTATGTGATTCAGCTTTTGCATAACATGATCTTTAGTCAAATTGTGTGCTTCTAATATCCTAGTCCTATATGTAGTATCATCTAAACTATAAGCAGTCTGATCAACAATCAAAGTCAGACTAATCTCATTTCTTAGAGATGTCCAATTCCAAGCATCCTCAACTTCTCTTTTTGCATCATTTATAAATTTACTTATTAATTTAGAATACGTGGTATCTGTTGTAGCTGTTACTTCTGCTTCACGTAATCTAATTAATACGTCATTAACTAAATTTAAATACGTTGCCATTTACTAGATCCTTTTTGTTTCTTATTAGCAAAAAACAAACATTCATTTGGTTTAACCTTTTCATTGTCAGTTACTTGTACTACGTCAGAGAAAAAATTCTCTAATTTATTGTTCCACCAAGTACTTGGTTTTATTAATCTATGTGCATTACTTCCATCTGAAAGTTTATGTAATGCAGGTCTAGTAGAAATAACAAAAAATATAGTGGGCATTTTAATTTTAATCGGTCTTTTTAAAAATCCATTTATATCTTCTAAAACCTCATCTATGCATTCTGGTTCTATATGTTCTAATACATCAAT